TTCGCCACCACCGCCACTGGTGTAGATGTCACTGGGACAATCACCAGCGATGAACTTACCGTTAGTGGTGACAGTATCACTATTGCCACTTCTAAGACGCCTGCTTCAGCAACTGATACTGGTACAGCAGGTGAGGTGGCTTGGGATGCTAACTACATTTACGTCTGCACTGCCACAAATACATGGGTCCGTGCTGCCCTAGCTACTTGGTAATAAAATGCCCTATAAACTCTCACTCCGTAGTAAGCAAAAGCTATCAGGTGTCCACCCTGACCTGGTTGCTGTAGTCCAGAGGGCTATCGAGATCACTGAGCAGGACTTTAGTGTACTAGAGGGTCTGCGTAGTATAGAGCGACAAAAAGAACTATACAAATCAGGCAAGAGTAAGACTATGAACTCTCGCCACCTAACTGGTCATGCTGTTGATTTAGCCCCCTATCCACTCTCTTGGGACTGGGAGTATTTCTACCCTATTGCTGATGCCATGAATGAGGCTGCAAAAGAACTAGGGGTAGATGTAGAATGGGGTGGTGATTGGAAGTCCTTCCCTGATGGCCCACACTTTCAACTTAGCTGGGAGACTTATCCGTGATACCGGAAGATTTTGAGAGGCGGCTAGGGAAGCTAGAGGATTCCCATGATGCTCTAGAGGCCAGCATTGTTCAACTAAACACCACCATAGCCCTTCTCAACCAAACTGTAGAGACTATGGCAAAGAATGAAGAGAAGCGACAACAGCTATTGGATCGTAGTGTCCTGTTTGTTATCGGCGGCTTCATCTCTGCTATAGTAGCTTGGGTGGTGAGAGGGGGCCTTGGGCAATGATACTACGAAGGATCAAGAGAAATCTAGGCTTCATGCTTGCCGGAGCTATCTTGTTCGGGGTAGGTGTCAACGTCTATATTGAGGTCAATAGAACATACGAGGAGGAGACAGAATGTCGGTCTACATCGATACCATAACTTTTATTTGGGCAGCTTTATTACTGTTTGGATTTTCTAACTGGGTAATTCATAAGCGTGGCTTGATCTCTTGGTTGGGTTTCTTCTCTTGTGTTACCTACCTGATTGCACAGAGTAGCTGGACCACAGCTTTCCTATTAGGGGATGTCTGGGGAAGAGACTTCAGCAACTACATTTGGTTCCTGTTCAACAGCCTATCCTTTGGCGTCTTAACAGTACTGTGGGTTAGAGATAAGAAATGAAGACCTACAAAAGAGAGTTGGCAGTGGTTCTGTTACTCTGGCTAGGCTACATCGTAGAGGTAAAAGATGTTGCAATCATTGAAATCTTGGTTTGGCCGGTATTCTCTTTTGCTGCTGCTGCTTTTGGCTTTGATCAGTACGCCAAGCTGCACACAGAACCCACTAAGTCTGCTGACGGGAGGGGGCCCGAGCGTTAATGCGAATGTCTTGGCAGGTCAAGAAGTCACCCAACAACTTGTTGCAAACCAGAACAGACAGGACGCAGGCAGAGATGTCATCACGAATGAGATCAAGAAAGAGGTCGAGGCAAAGTCAGTCGAAGAAGTCGAGATCAACAATACTAACATCCCCCCGTGGGTTATCCTCCTGCTTCTGCTGGGATGGCTCCTGCCCACACCACAAGAAATGATCAGGGATATATTTAACGCTATCCTTGACTTGACAAGGCGCAGAAAAAAGCGTAAGTAAGATCCACTCCTATGTTAAACTAAAGGGGCCCCTTGGGGCCCCTCTTTTTTTAGCTCATGTGATCTATCAGACGGTTAAGATACCACTGGGCCTTTTTAAGGTCTTCCAGTCCGTTCTTGTATCGCCATCGGTGAAGATACTTGGCGATATTCCCACGGAGGTATCCGACATACTCGTCAGAGGAAAGCATGTCCGCGATGTACTCAATGCACTCTATGGTCCCCTGCCCGTAGTGAGCAGGGTTGTTGACCATATCACGCTCCTTAGAACGATTGCGCTCTTCCTTAGTGAACTCTCGAACAGAACTCAAAAGTCTGGCTCCCAGTTTTCGTCCACCTCAGGCATACGGAATCTATACTCCCTCAGTGAGTCGGACACTGGATCATCTAGCTCTTCATGTTTACTAGACATAACACCAAGGTCCATAAGGTGATTTTCAAGGTACAGGGGTATTTGGGCTTCCATTATTCACATCTCCTTAAGCCAGTTGCAGGGTCGAAGTAGCAAGCGCCTCCTTCGGTAATTTCAGGTTGTACATCCTCGTTGATGAACATGTCAAGCTGTTTCTCCGGCTCTTCAGCTACATCCTCAGAAGAAGAAGCATTGAGGATACCGTAACGCTTACCTGCAGCACGGAAGGTAGTGCACCCAGAAGCACCTCCATCGTAGGCCCGCATGTAGACATCCTTAAAATCTTCCCACGTGATGTCATCACCTACGTTACAAGTCTTAGAACAGGCACTGTCCACATACTTACTTGCAACATTTAGTACTTTAACGTGGTCAAAGACCGAGAGATCATTCGCTGTCTTACCTTTGATGCCAAATACTCGATAACCATAGTCCTCTACACGTTCTACTTTAGGTCCATCAAAGGTCTGAATAGTACGGTCGTAGTAGTGGCTAAAGACAGGCTCGATACCAGAACTAACGTTGTCAGCAGACAGGCTGATAGTCCCTGTGGGAGCTACAGACAACAAGTGAGAGTTACGTAGCCCGTACTTTTTGATCATACCCTGCAGGTCATCAGGGAGGCTCTGAGCGAAGTCACTGAGGAGGAGTTGAGGGCTCCACAGAGGGAACGGACCCTTCTCAATAGCAAGGGAGACAGAGGTGAGGTAGGCAGTATCCCGAAGGGTCTTCATGATCACCTCGAAGACCTTAATGAACCCGTCAGACCCATAAGGGTGACCCAAGGCCTCAATAGCATTAGCTACACCTGTAACACCCAGACCCATACGGCGCTTGTTCTGAGCCTCCTCTTTCTGAGCAACCAGCGGGTAAGCCGCACGGTCAACCACATTGTCCATCGCACGGACGACTGGTGGGATGTCGCGTTTAAACTGTTCGAAGTTAAAAGCCCAGAAATCGTTAGCATCCTTGTAGATATACTTGACTAGGTTAAAGCTGCCTAGCAAGCAAGCACCGTTAGGGGGAAGCGGTTGCTCCCCACATGGGTTGGTAGCTCGGATAGTCTCGATGTACCACAAGTTGTTTTTCTTGTTGATACGGTCGATAAAGAGGATTCCCGGTTCTGCCCAATCCCAAGTGCTTCGCAGGATGTCATCCCAAAGTGCCCTAGCTTTCACTGTCTTGTAGACCCGACCGGAGAACTCTAGGTCGAAATCGTCGTCGTTTTTCACAGCCCACATAAACTTGTCAGTAACACCTACGGAGATGTTAAACTGAGTAAGCTCAGTGCTGTTGTTCTTGGCACGGATAAACTCCTCGATGTCAGGGTGGTCAACACGCAGGACACCCATCTGAGCACCACGTCGGTGACCTGCAGAACTAATGGTCTTGCAGATTGCGTCGAAGATACCCATGAAGCTGATGGGACCGCTAGAGCGGCTGTCGAGGGACTTGATCATTGCACCCCGAGGACGGAGAGAGGAGAAGTCGTATCCAATACCTCCACCCAGTCGCATAGTCTCAGCAGCCTCTCGAGCAGCTTGCATGATACCTTCCATACTGTCTTGGATATTCTCTGAGACAAAACAGTTGTAGGGAGTAACTTGGCGAGGTGATCCCATAGCAGACTGCACACGACCTGCAGGGAGGAATCGCTGATCGTAGAGTATTTGACGAAAGTTTTCGAAGTGTTCAGAGTCATCCTTGAGAGCATCCGCCACACGGGTCATAGCGTCTTTAAAGCTTTCCCCCTTAGCACGATACTTCATCTGGTGGATCTCCTCAGAGATCGGAATAGTTGGGCCGTAGTTATCTTCTGGGCGTGAGTTCTTAATCATTAGGTCGTCCTCGCAATGTTTTATCTTCTTCCAACCAAACCAAGCGGTCAATGTCGCAACGGTTTAATCCTATGTCTGCTAACTCATTGTCAGTCAGCATGTTGAGCTCTTTAATCACCCTCCGGTGAGCTCTCCAAGTTTTTAGGTACTTTCCAAACCTCCATATCCAGTTCATCTGTTGTCACCGCTACCTTTCAGTTTTCCCCTTTTCTTCCTGCTAGACAGTTTATCTAGGTTCATCCGAGCAATGTCAGAGAGTGGGTAACCTAGGTCACGAGATAACACAGCTAGGTACCACAATACATCCCCTAGTTCCTTAGCAACTTCCTCCTTCTCTATATAACCATCTCGCAACCATTTCTTGACCTTCTCTGCAACTTCCCCTGCCTCACCTACAAGCCCCAGAGAGGGGTAGATAGTGCTGTATTGCTTAGGGTAAACTGCAAAACTCTCAGCCCGTTTTTGGTACTCGTCTAGCTCCATACTCTCACGAAAGAAGCCTTCCATATCTTCAAGGGTTATCATCTTCGTACATCTCCAACTCTATAAAACCCAGTTCATCCAGAAGTATGAGGACATTAGGTTTGTCCATGTCCCCATCTTCCAGAATACGTTCAAAACCATAAGCCTCGATCAAGTCAAGCACTTCTTCGTAGGTCTTATCTCTCACGTCCCATATTCCTTCTTAAGAGCCTCCATCGAAACCCACTGAAGATCGTAATTACCATCATCTAGGTACCTTTTGATCGCCACCCCTTTGCGCCACTCTCGGTTGGCTTGCCCAGCCCAAGACTCTTCCTTGCCCTTAAAACACCCGACAACCAAACCGTTGATTGGATTAGGGCGAGCATCAGCTTTATGGTAATAAGAAAATTTATGACTGTGACCGACAGTAGCAGAGCAGGATAGCTTTTCAACAAGAGAATAGCCATGATGCTTAGTTGACATAGCACTACCATAGTTACCACTTGAAACGTAGTGACCGTAGAGTACACCATCGTACTCAACGAGACTGGGGGCTGAGTTAGTGTATTCATGGTATTCATCGAACCATAGATCCGTTTGGAGATGGTTAAAAGAGAGACCGTACTTTTGTCCTTCGATTCTTGGGTCATTAGCTATGGCCTTCTTTATCCTATTCTCATGGTTACCTTCGAAACCAAACCATGACGAACGCTTGTACTTACGTTGGTTAGGTTTGTGGCGCAGCTTTTCCATTGCGTCATTGTAGGTATCAATATCCGCTTGATAGTTTTGCGATATGACAGCCTGTGGGTAGCGGCCATCGTAACTGTTAAGGGACCGCATGTCGGCCCCGTCTCCTAGGTCTACAACATAGTGCGGGTTGATGTCGTAGATGAGTTCCCCTAACCACAAGAATCTATCGTTGTCAGTTTGGGGGTCCGCGTGTGCGCAGCTGAAGACAATAGCTGTCTTCTGTCGGGTTGTCAGGTATGACATTAGAAGTGTATCTCCACTGGCTCGATAGACTTTGAGAAGTGTCGGGTGAGTCTGAGAAGGTGTTCTTCATCTTTGCTACAGATCCAAGCTTTTTGGTAACCTAATCCTTCCTCCTCAAACTTGGCATCTACCGAGTAGAAGTCTCCGCAATCCTTGATGTCTTGCTCTACCCAATGAACGGTTACTTTTGACATTTTAACAACTCCACTAGATAGTCTGCCTTACAGAGAGCCAACCACTCTTGTCGGTCCCCTCTTAGGAAGACTATGGGTTCATACTTGCCATCCTGCACAGCTTGCTTCATGAAGTCGTACATGCCCTTGAAGTCTTTCCTACGCTTGACTTCGATAGAGACGGGGAGGACTTCTCTAGCCCGAGGGGATAAAACAATATCCTCCCCATTAACGCCCATGATCTGTGACTTGATATCGTCAGGATGAAGCTCAGGGAAGGCCTTGAGCAGCCTATCCCTTATCTCTTGTTGACCTAACCGGCCTTTAGCTTTCGCTGATGCGGTGGTTCCCATATCTCTCCTTCATACCTACGTAACCAAAGCAACCTAGCATTCTCTAAGATGCGCTCAATGTCTCCATCGTAGGCTTTAACTACACACTCCCAGAGATCATCCTCTGTAGCTGCATCTCCCAAGATCTTGTCAGCTTTCTTAGGGCCAACACGGTACAGACCTTTTATGTTATCCGCAGCGTCTCCGGTAAGTATTTGCTTGTAGAAGAACCGGATACCGCTAACAGCGTCCACTACAGTCCACTCATTACGATTGAAGTTGAAGTGATAAGCAGGTATCTGCAGCATGTCTTTATCTACAGACGCGATTACACAAAACGGGCCAATCTTGGTAGCTTCGATACCGATAAGGTCATCTGCCTCCTCTCCCATAGAGACCTTTGCATCATACTTTTCGACAAGATAATCCCTCAAGTCGGTTAGATGCTTAGGTTTAGGTTGATTACGATTACCCTTGTAGACGGCTGACTTAGCTATTCTATCACGGTAGTTAGGGACCCCCTTACCTGTTAAGTAAACTTCGTAGTCTCCTGTTTGGTTGTAGAAGGAGCACTCTGTGAGGATGTAGTCCATAAGCTCATCTACGTTATCATAAGCCTCCTTGAGGCTCTTATCCTCACAAGAGAAGCCACACCTGTAAGTGATGATGTCACCGTCTACCAGTGTCTTAGTCATAACCCCTCCTCTCTAAAGATATCCTTAGGGTTGTAACCGAAGAAATAGTCACTGAAGCCCCAAGACATAGCTGCCTTAACAAAGGCGTACTCTAAGTCTTCTGTACTGTAGATATTGTTCTGGGTGTAAGTAAGGGTCTTCTCCTCCCCATCACCATCAGTCTCTACAAACTTAATTTCAACTCTCGTTGCCATATTCCCTCGCGTTAGATGTCCCCCCGAAGGGGGACCTAGGTTAAAATCCAGAGGCATCTGACAACTCGTAGGCGACGTGCTCGAGAACCCCGATCTTCTCCACACGATGCCCTGCCAAATTACCTTCTCCATAGAAGACTAGCTTAACACGGACTTTAGTACCGTTACCAATACCGCCATCCACAGCCCAGTCCCAAACACCTGCCTGAGAGTCATCATCCATCTTAACGATGACCGGAGGTCCGCCAAACTCCTCTACACTACGGTTGATGTGATTACGGGAGATCTTGAGGAACTTGCCGATACCGAAGCCTTCTCCGTCATGGGGGTCCTTCAGCTTAACAGGCTTATTGCGTAACTCAGCCTCTTTGACAAACTTATCAAGATCTTCGTTAGTCGCAGGGTAGAACTCTGCATTGTACTGACCATCCGGTACAAACTTGGTGTCCATGTCCGAGGGACGAAGGCGAGCCCACTTAAGGTACCCGTCCATTACGATAGTCTGTGCTTTACGTTTACTCATGCTCTCTCATCCTTTTGTTGAGAACTTTACTATATAGTGACCAGGGCGACAGTGTCAACCCCTAGCTAGTGTATTTCTGCGTAGTTCTTTCCAAACTGCACATCTATGCCAAGAGGAACATTCAGGTTGATCCTCTCGTTGGTTTTGTTGATGGAGATCTCCATCTGTGTCTTAGTCCAATCTTCAGTGCCCTCCTTAACTAGAACAATTACTTCATCGTGAAACTGCCCGATAACCTTGAGTCCTCGTGCCCTGCAACCTGCAACCCATGTATCAAAGCAGTACACCCCAGTGCTTTGGTTGAGTGTGCTGAACTTATCCTTCTCGAAGCGCAGTGAGTGGTAGATCCCAGAGACAGGGTTGAGTAGCCAAGAGCTACCCTCGATCTCACGAACCTTAAGCCCCTCTACGGCGTCCTGTATTGACCTGTTACGGGTCCAAAAGGCGTCTAGCATACTCGATGCCTCTGCTTGTGTGATACCCATTGTACGGGACAGTTTAGTGGCCCCTACGCCGTAGGTAGCTGAGTAGTTAACTACCTTGTATTTCTTACGCAGGGGTTTCAAGTCCAGCTTACCAGCATTGTACTGGTCGATATCGTCCTGAGTCACCTTACCTGCAAACAAAGCCAAGTCGAGGTGAGGGTCGAACCCCTCGCGGGACATCTCTTCAACGTAGTCAGGGTCATGAGGCTGCATGTAGTGACGCTTGGTGGTATCCTCCAGTGAAACCATATCAGCACCACAGAGGGTGTAACCATCAGGGGCAATAAGGCACCCCCGTATCTCCTTCCCCCAAGGCTTATCTACAGCAGGTAGGTTTACCAAAGGTTTAGCATGACGGAAGCGCAGGGTGTTTGTCAGCCCAGAGACAGTAGCCCTCACGTAGCCATCCTCGGCCATACCTACAAACGCCTTAAAGATGCCCATACGGTGATTGATGATAGTGAGACCCTCTAGCAACTCTACGGCAGGTTCACGCTCTGCTAAGACCCTGACCGACTCACACAACTCACCATCCTTACGGATTTGCTCTACAGCACGTTCGTCCCCAGTGTTCTTGTCCCTATGGTACTCAAAGGTTGCAGGGGACCAACCTAGGTCATACAACCAAGCCTTAACCTGTGTGATAGAGTTAGGGTTGGCAGGGGACACAGATGAGACAACTCTTACAGTCTGAGTGGAGTGTGGTAGATGCATCTCATCCATAAGGTCCATCCACTTGTGTGCAAGTGCAGACGGTGAGCCATCAGCTTTAGTCCAAACCTTTGGGCGATTACGAGGAGTATAAGAGACTTGCTCAGGCATCGCCTCAGTCAGCTTAT